TCTTGCCATTAACTTCTGCATCCCCCATAATAGATTGCTTCACAATCTTGAGGCGTGACACACTAGACTTACGCTCCTGTGCATCATAAGCTACACCCATCATCTGGGCCATAGCTGCATAGTTATTGGCATCAATAGTTGTTAGTTCACTCATATATAGAACTCCTTTCTCTCAGGTTAGACGCGAAGTTATATCACATTACGTCTTTAGTGTCAAGCCAATTCGGACCAATCTTTGCTTCTAATAATAGTGGGACATTAAATGTAACACCCCATTTGCCAGCTATTAGATTTGGTAGGTCGTCATTAGTTTTCTGTATTGTTTGTAGCACCAACCTTTCTTCGTGTGGGTGTACATCAATCACGATACTGTCATGCACCGTGTTCACAATACAGGACTTTGCGTATGCTAGTAGACTATCAATGTGTAACAACGCCAGTGGCACGATATCTGCTGTGGCAAATGACTGCACAGGATAGTTCTTAATCTGTGTAAAATACGACACACGTCCATTTTCCTGGCGTTGTACATCAGGGAATGAAAACTTACGCCCAGATGGTGTCGCAATATTCTTTGTTGTTAGGGCTTCGGTTGCAAGCTTCTCATGCCACCTCGCAATTCCTTGATACTTATCATTGAAGTGGTGATAATATGCAGCCTCAGAAGGCGTACGCCCAAATCCGGTGGCACCATATAAGGGTGCGAAAGTGTGGGCTTTTGCATCTTGTCTGCTAGTATCCTGCCCAGCATCTGTGATAACCTTTGCCGTATAAGAATGTACATCGAATCCATTTCTTACCTCCTCCATTGCTACTGGGTCTTGTGAAAGGAATGCAGCCACACGAAACTCAAGCTGTGCAAAGTCTGCTTCCATGATTTGTCCACCATCCCAACGAGAAACAAACACCTTCTTGACAGGGAATGTCTTACCACGTGGCATGTTCTGCATGTTTGGGTCAGCACCAGAGAAACGTCCAGTGGCTGTCCTGTGTTGTAAGAGACGCACATGTAGTCTGTTATCAACCTTTGTGTGCGTCTTGATGCCCTCAACAAATGAGGACAGGTATGTTTCCACAGCACTCAAGCGAATAACTGTGTCCAAGAATTGTCTAGCCTCTTCCATACCCTTTTGACGTGCAATGCTGGACAGTGTTTTCAGGTTGTCCTTACTTGTCGAGAACCCATTAGCTGATGCCCACTTGGCACTAGGTGCATTAAATTTAAGACCGGCAACCTTTGGTAGCTTCTCATAGATGAAGCCAGATGCTGCACATGTTATACACTTGTTGGGCTTAGAGAATGGCTCACCATTCTTTTTCGTCTTACGAATATAGCCTGTGCCATTACATGCCTCACACTTTACTGCCTTTGTCTTGTACACAACCTGTGTCTGTGTACGCACAGCATCCCTGTACTGCACGTCCTTCATGTATGGGTGGGTAGAGTTTGCCCACACTGACTTGTCCTTCGGCTTACGTGAATAGATTACCCACGAAAGCTGTTCAGGGCTATTGAGATTGATAGGTGTGTCGCCCATCAATTGATGCACTTGTTGTTGTAGAGACTGTTGCAACTCAGTGCGTTCCTGTTGAAATTCCTGGCCAACCTCATCAAGCACATCAAGGTCAACCTTGAACCCACGCTGGTAAATACGTGCAAGACATACAGCCACCTGATTCGACAGGTCAACTGTACCCATCAAGTCAGAATACTCTGGTGTATTCAGTTTAGCATACTGTGTATTAGCCAGTTGTTGTGTGGCCTCAAGGTCTGCCACAAGATACTCAGTCAGTTCATCAAGAGGAATCTCACTAGTCTTGTAACCCTTCTTAAAATATTCCTTGAGGGTGTCCTGTTTCTTTGTGTCCAACTCATGTCGTTCAGCACATGCCTCAAGAGACAGTGGTTGCTTCACCCCACACTGCAGTACATACTCTGCAAGCATAGTGTCAAAGACAGGACCATCATACTTAAACCCAGACTCCCAAAGCCAAAGCAAATCATGCACAGCATTGTGACAGATAAGCACAGTGGCTTCATCAAGAAGCATCTGAACACGCTCACTATAGTCATGCCCACTCACATGCTCCTTGTGGTCAAAGGGAAAGGTCAGACACACGCCTTGGTCAGAAAGCATCCCCACCTGAACCAACGAGTTTTCAGGCTCGAACGGGTCCAAGTGGAGTTTGCCCCCTCTCTCAGTCGAATTGTTTTCAACGTCAAGAGTTAGTTTCATTACTTCATTCCCGCAGCAGTTACACCAGCGTCAATGATTGCGACTCCCCAAGCGAACTTGATGAGAAATGGTACAGCCATAGCAAACATAGTTACTCTCCTTTCGTTTCAGTTTCAGATACTTCTTCTTCGGACCAATCAAGTGTGTCAATTAAGTCCTCTAGGTCATCCTCTGTGTCACACTCACACTCAAGCAGTGCGTCACGAAGAATTTTGTTAAGACCAACAGACAAGATAGTTGTATGAGCCTCGCTATCAAATTCTGCCCCTACAAATACTGTGCCGTCTCCATTGTCTACTACTTCTGATATTTCAATCTTCATACTACATATCTCCCATATTGTGCATCCAAGTTACAGTGCAGTCTCCCATGCCAGCCTGTCAGTTTATTCTTCACCACATTCAGGTGGCGTTGGGAGTCCTGCTGGTTTTGACCCTCAACAAGAGGGTTCGCTGCAATCAGAATCATCAAGTCAGCTTCGGCAGCTTTGCCAGTCTTTGAGCCTTCCATCATACTCTGATTGAGTATCGTCTTACCTTCTGCCTCTGCCGACAGCTGAGACATATAGAACACAGCACAGTTGTACTGCTTGCCAATCTCACGAGCGTAAATGACGTTTGCTTTGAGTGCTTCATCTTGCCGTGAGTATCCTCCCATTCTAGCAAATTTATCCCCCATGTCAAGTATTAAAATGTCTGGACGATAAGTTTTTGCTACAGATTCTACCCATGCCATATCCTTACCCGACGCATCATACATCTTGATGTTATTACGAATGTTATTATAGATGGCGTGTGCCTTGGCTGGGTCTTTGTTTACTTGCTCGACAGTCATGCCAGTGGCAGCAGTCAGGTAGCGACTAGCCACGCGCTTTGTCTTCTCCTCGTTAGTGAGGACAACACAGTTAGCCCCAAGCCATGCAAAGCCCTTCGGCCCTGCAATCATGCTGGCATGGAATGATGTCTTGCCTGTATTGGGACGCGCACCAATCTCAATCAAATGCCCTGAGTTTACGCCAGGAATTTTGTCAGCAAGGGTTGGAAGGTTGAACTCCCACCGGCTTTCATCTGCGTAACTCTCAAGGATAGACTCAATGCTGATGTCTTCCCATTCCAAGTTTAGGTTAGGCGTGAAGTCATCGTTGTATTTGGAAAGCAACTCTCTCAGAGGCTCCATAGTGGCCTCTTCTCCATTGGAGTAGTTTACTCCCATATTCACAATGACCTGCCCTATATGACGCTGGAAGAGGCGAGAAACCACATCCTTTGCCACATCGTTGCCCATCACATGCTCACCACGTAGTTTGTGGAAAAGACCAGAGTATGAATGCTCCTGTGCTGTGGTCAGGGCTGGTGTGTGTGACATGAAGTACGCTGATACCTCATCAGGTGTCACAGACCTTTTATAATTGTCAATCATCTTGTCGATGCAGCGAATAATCTTTGTGCCTTCGTTGGTGAACAATTCATCTGGACATTTAGTCCGACGATACTGACTGTGAAAGTCGATGTCCATCAATGAACGAATCATTTTTAATTCCATCATATGTCTCCTAGCTTGTGCATGTCATTAGGGTTACGATATTTTATGTCCTGTGTCAAGTTCAAAATGCGTACATTGTCAACATATAATTCTAGTTGTTGTGCATGGTACGCTGATTTCATAATAGCGTCAGGGTCTAACGCTACCAATACGGTAGAGAACTGTGAGAGATACTGCTTATGAGCATCGTTTAAACTCGTGCCAAGTAATGCCACCCCTACGCAACCTTCAACATCACTTACCACAGCAGCACTAACACAGTCCTCTACCACCACTGCGACAGCACCCGTTCCAGAGATATAGGGGAGACTGCTAGACCCATATCTTTTCCACTTTGGCTGTCGCTTTGTCAACGCCCTTCCCGTAGCGTCAACAATCTTATTACCATCCTTCACCAGGAATACAGCGCGTTCTTCTTTGGCATCCCACATAAGCCCAAGCTTAATGGCATTCAACCCCCAAGAATCTGCCCAATCACCAACCCACTGGTTACATGGTACAATGTACTCTGGCAATACAAACTCTTTATCCTTCTGTCCTTCACGTATCCTCTGTAAGTCATCAACTGTCCACATCTTATGGCGTGTACCACTGACATCACATGATGCCTTGTAACAATTCCATACAATGTTTCCACCAGTGTTACTGATACTGAAAGTATTTAACCCCTTACATATAGGACAGTCAAACCTTACAGTCTCACCGAATGCCACATCATACTCATCTAGTATATTATTTAATGTTATATTCATTTTATATACTCCTTCTTGTGCGACATCTCATGTTCATTTAGCATGGTTTTTTCTTTTTGTCAAGGCATAATTTGCACTATCATACGTGTGCTTCATGTATGGCTTAACTGATTGTGGGTTAGCGTGTCCTGTTACCGACATAATCTGTCCAATACTAACACCAGCATCAACCATTTCAGTTGTACCAGTGCGACGTAGGTCAGATAGTCGCAGGTCTCTTGACAAACCAGCCTGATCCATCAGCTGCCGTGCAAACTTGGGTAGCTTGTACAAAGAATACGGTTTATACACACCATCAATTGGGTATGGTCTAGGTGCAACGTATGATTGAAACCCAAAGTCATCCTGTTGTTCCTGTAACATCTCACACAACTCGTCGGATATAGGCAAGAACACTTCTGCCCTACGCTTCGACTGTTCAATATGTACAGTCTGCTTATCAAATTGTATAGATGTCCATTCCAAGACACGCATGTCACCCAATCGTTGACACCACTCGTAAGCCATCTGTGCTATCAGACCAATGTTACGTGTGCTGAAGTCACTATATGCAACTTCTAGGAATTTTTGTATGTCATTCTGCGACCAAACGACGCGCCTAGCTTTAGTCTCTCTGCGTTTTACCTTGTCAAAAGGATTCACAGAGACGATCTCCATACGCACACCATGATTGAATACAATCTTGGCCGCAGACATGACATGGTTGGCGAAAGACACGCCACGATTACACCAAGTATCGTATGCCTTCTTGGCAGACAGTGGGGCAATCTTTGACAGGCGTGTCCTTCCAAAGTGTTCAGAGGCTACAGCAATGTGATAGTCATACTGGCGTTGTGTTTCAAGACGTAAGTCCCTGTATTCTAAGGAAGTCCTGTAATCATCAGCCAGGTCAATAAATGTTTTCATAGCTACCCTCTCAAGTTTACAATCAAAACGACCAGTACGTACACCATAAGTATCTCAAGAAGCATCAGTCACACGAACTCAATCTTGTGACAACAGCTATGTATGCCTCTAGCTTCTCGTCATAGTACGTTCTGTTGAGACTGGTCATATACCCAAGAGGATGATACATAGCGAAATAGTCTCTGATGCGCTGATCAAGTTCCTCTTCGGTATACGCCATAAGTTTTACCTCTACTGCCAATCTGGAACCTCCACATCATGATCCACGAGAGTATTCCTAATCTTATAATAGGCATTGTCCACTAGACGCAAGTCGTTGTAGCTGATATCACACACTTCACTTAT